CATGGAGATCTAGTCATATCAGCATTTACGCTGGTAGAAGGCTTGCATAAACGCTCTGTGTCCCTATTTGTCCCTAACGTCATCTAAACGGGCCGCCAACTCACCCCAATCGTGCGCTCTAGCCATCTCCTCGACGATGATTTTTGCGTCCGCTTTGAGGTAGTAGCGGCCCGTTGTCGTGCCGTCAGAGTGGCCCATCATTTTCTCGAGAATCTTGTCGTTGATTCCCTTGCTCGAGATCCATGTGCGCCAGGAGCGGCGAAGCGCGCGGAACTGACGCGGCTCCACTTCGGCCTTCTTCAAGCACTTGTTGAAGTCTCGGCGAATCGTCCTCTGGCTCATTGGCTCGCACGTCCCCTTATCGCTGAGCCATTGCAGCCCGCCCCTCTCAAGTTCGTCCCTGATCTCGAGCAGACGTATGCTCCACGGCGGAGGAACCACGACAGATCTCGGGCTCCACACGTTCTTTAGGTCGTTCTCGCTCGATATGATTCCCTCGTTGTCCACCTGCCTGGGTATGTCGGCGCAAGCGAAGGTCATGCCGTTTACTTCCATCTTGTATACCTCGGTCAGCATCGGTGCTACGGCCTCTCCCGTCCTGCATCCGGCTATCGCCGATAGAATGACAGCCGCCTCACATGGCCTGCCCTTGACTGCGGGCAGGATCTCCGAATGAATCTCCTCGAGCGACCACACGCCGCCGTCGTCATGCTTCTTCGCCTTGGTCGGCATGCGGTACTTGTATGACGCGACGTTCTTGTCGATGAATTCGTTAATCATGCACTTGTCCAGGATGAGCGACAGCTGCGATAGCGCGCGTTTCCCGACCTGCTCCGTCATCCCGTCGAGCCATTCCTGAATGTCGCTGTATTTTACGGCGTCCGCATATACGTCGCCCCAGCGCGGGCCGACGTGGACCCTCCATGTGGACATAACCTGGTCGTACGTGCTCGTCTTCACGCTCTCTCGGCTTCCGCGCTTGCTCGGGCGCGGGTTCTCGAGGTAGCTCTGGTGCATCGCGTTGTATTCGGGCAGGAGCAATGAATCCCAGGCCTGGGCGATGGTCGGCACGGGCTTGTCCTCGCCATGTAGCAACCTCAGCTCCGCGAGCTTGCGGTCCCCGTCGCGCTTACTGCCCTCCACCGTCATCGTATGGCGCATGTAACCGCGCCCGTCGTGCAGGTCCGCCCAGTAGCGCAGGGTGCGGTAGCCCTTGCGTCGGGCTGGTTTGTTGCTGCCCCATGAGGCGCGCGTTTTCCGTGGCATAATATATACGCCTCCATACCGTGTGTGTGGTTGGCCCTCTAGCCCCGCTTCCCAGGTTGCCAAACTGTGGGGGAGCGGGGCTTGCTGTTATCAGATTGCTTAGATTACATTCAGCAGTGATTTCCAGTTGAAGGGTATGCTCGGTATCTGTATCGGCCCGAAATAGGTGAAGAACGCATTGATCTCCATTCCCGCATCAAGTTCTATCCGCTTTCTATAGTTGAGGTTGGGGTCCGTCGTGTCGATTGTCTTTCTCAGCAGGTGGGCGAGGATCAGAACGACATATATCGGAAGCCTTCTGTGGCACATGACCCCTTCGATTTTCTTTGGTTGCGCGGGCAGCTGCTTTCTAACGAACAGGGGCTCAAAGTGGGCGCAGATATTTCTGGTCGCCGTTATGGTCTTCGTCCAGCTCACCAGCTCTGCCTTGCTTGCCCCGAACGACTCCGCAACGGAATCGGTGACATTTCGGTCCGCAGTATTTGAGTAGAGGCTTGATAGCGTGCCAAGCGTCATGCACTCAACGCCCATCCACAGCGGCAGCATTCCGCCTCCAGACTCGTAAGCGCCTCTCATGTTCGAGTCCCTGCGTATCCTCTTCTCTACCTCCGATTGGTAGTAGCTGATAGATTCGGCATGCCGCCCCTCGCGCAGGAACAGCTCCTTGTCATAAACTGCGTATGCTCCGTGACGAGACGCCATGTTGATGAGATATTGCGCCCTGAACTGCGCCTCGAAAACCCCTATGTATTTGAGGAGTACGACCTGCATTCTCCTATCGAATGTCAGGAGGTCGTGCGCGAGCTTCAGTGACGGGTCCTCGTATCCTTCAATCGCATCGAGCGCCTTCAGGTACGGCATCAGATGTTGATAGGTCACATGCTCAAGGACGTACCGCGACTCGGGCGCGTCGGTGCCCGTATATCCGCTTGCGGCAAGGTCGCTCAGGATTTCGCTATTTGATTTGAAGTCAGGCACTTGAGATGGAAAAGATACGACCGGGGGATTTCCACTTGCGCAAACGCTAGAAGTGCCCCCGGTTCTTTCGCTTGTAATCATATCACACCCCCTTACTCGGCAGTACCTGCGGCTAGGCCGACTTCTCCTCTACCACAAACTCAATATCTTCCCCTGATTTAACGGCAAGGCGGGAGGGGTCCGCCGTCATCGTGCTTGCGAGTCCCGTGAGCTCGCCCTTGCTCTTGTCGTTGAGCTTTTCGTAGCAGGTGTTTAGCGCCTGCTGCCTTTGATCGGAGTAGGTGGGAGGGGAGAAGTCGCGCCCGGCAAGCTCGTCGAGCGTGCAATGGAGAAAGTCGGCTAGCCAACATGCGTCTTCAAGCTTGAGTCTAGTTCTGCCGGTTTCCCATCCTTTGTAGGTGGTCGCGTTCATTCCGATTGCCTCGGCAAAATCATCTCGATTTTTATAACCGGCCTCTTTGCGCAGGCGCATTAGCTGGAGCTTCATAGCAAACCTTTCTATCGGTCGGATAAGTGAATAGTACCCAAAACGTATCTATTTTTCAATTTAAAGATACAAATCGGTTGACATAGATACAAAACACGTCTATTGTTCAAGCCAACAGATGAGAAACGTATCTGTTGGACAATCTTGGGATACAAATCACGTCCATAGAAAGGAGATATATGCGGGTGACAAAAGCGCTTGAGTACACGTTCCTGGCTTGCCAGGCCATGTGCATCGCGCTGTCTCTGTGTGCAGGCGGAGCTTGGTCGCACCTGCTCCTCACGTGTTCGTACTTCTTCGGCGGTGCGTTCCTAGGTGCCTTCTTCTATGGGCGCTATCACGGCAAGGAGGTGACACATGGATAGGAAGACGGTCGGTCGCCGCCTGCGCAGCTGGATCGTGGACGCTGGTATGTCGCAGGAGCAGTTCGCGGAGCAACTGGGTGTCGGCTACGGCACGGTCAAGAGCTGGGCATATGGCACGCGCCCCATCCCGTTCGACCGCGCATACGAGATCTGCGAGCTGTTCAACAAGCCGCTAGACGAACTCGCTTGCCGAGAGAACAAGTAGGGGAGGTGATTTTGTTGGAGAGTAATTTCCGCAAATGGTTCTACCGAAACGAGAACGAGACGTCCGAGACGTTCCATCGCGGTGTCAGCTGGGGAATCTTTTGGATGGTCGTTACCGGGATGGTCCTGTGCGCTATCAAGCACCTAATAGGACTTTAGCAACAAGCTCGATTATCCAAACGATCACGTCGTGAACGGCGGAGAACATCGGCTCGGTGAACGTGTCGAACACACCTACCAGAAACCAGCCAGCTATGGCGCGAAGAACCGGGTGCACCTTATGCAGCACCGTTCGCCTCGGCTCAACCACGACCTTCAACGGCCTTTTATGTCCACCAGTTTTTCCCATGCCGCGAGATTAAGCGGCACGTCCCCCGCAACAGAAAGAAGGAAGACATGTCCTGCAAAGCAACCATCGTCCTCGAATCGGACACCCCGCGCGAGGCCGCCGAACTCCTGCGCCGCGTGCTCGGGCGTTCACCTGTCACTGTGACGCAGAACTTCTGCAGCCATTGCGGCGAGCACGTCATCGACGACCGCGATCTCGACGAGAACCTAGTCGAGACGCTTGACGATAGCGTACCCGCTGGGGATTAGGCGGGCGCGGAGCGTGTAGTCCACGTCGGTCGGCACGATGACCGAGCGCCAATCAACCTGAAAGGAGAAATCATGACCCCATCCGAGGAAAAGCAGCACGAGTTCCTTATGAAGCTCGCCGAGGGGCGACTCATGACCGCGCTCTCGCATTTCAGCGAGCGAGTTTCCGAGGGCTCCGCCACCACCGATGAGATCGCATTCATGTCGAAGGTGGCAGAGCTTCTGGATCAGGGCCGTTTGCGCGAGTTGAAGTCCGTCGCGCAAAAGGCGGCTGCAACGCAGAGCGAACTCATCGCTCTGCTGTGATCCAGTCGTGGTACTGGGAGACGGTGAGGATACTCACACGGCGCGCGTATTCCATCGCAGCGGCATGCAAGGCAACAGGATCAGTGATGTCCTTGCACGTCTCCAGATAAGCGTTCGTGAGCTCGGCCTGCTCATCCCAGTATTTCCCACGGTCGAGTTCGGAAATGAACTCGTCGAGGTCTTTACCCATATCAATCACCCCCTCTCTACAGCCAAATCCTAAATCACCAGAAAGGAGCGACCAAATGAACGACATTCAGAAATTCACCAATGACGAGTTCGGAACTATTCGCACAGTCGAGGAGGATGGCAACGTTCTGTTTTGCGGCAGTGACGTTGCGCGCGCCCTCGGATACAAGAGGCCGAACGATGCGCTCAAGCAACATTGCAGGTCAGGTGCTACGGCGTTTCACCGCCCCATCGTTGACCAGCTGGGACGTGAGCAGCAGGCCCGCTTCATCACCGAGGGCGACCTTTACCGCCTGATCGCGTCCTCGAAGCTCCCGAGCGCCCAGCAGTTCGAGTCCTGGGTCTTCGACGAAGTGCTCCCGTCCATCCGCAAGCAGGGCGGCTACATGACCGCCCGTGCTGACGAGACGCCCGAGGAGATCATGGCCCGCGCTCTCATGCTCGCCAAGGACACCATGGACCGCCAGCAGCGCGAGATTGCCGAGCTTCGCCCCAAGGCGCTGTTCGCCGATGCCGTGGCCGCGTCCGATGGCACCTGCCTCATCGGCGAGCTCGCCAAGATGATGCGCCAGAACGGCGTCCATGTTGGCCAGAACCGCCTGTTCGAGTGGTTGCGCCGCGACGGGTTCCTCGGCAAGACCGGCTCCAACTACAACGTCCCCACGCAGATGGCTATGGAGCGCGGCCTGTTCCGCATCAAGGAGACCGCAGTCACCCATTCCGATGGCCATGTGACCGTCAATCGCACACCCAAGGCCACAGGCAAAGGCCAACGTTACTTCATCGACCGCTACTGCAAGGCGTAGCGGCAAGCGAAAGGAGAAAAACATGAACAAGTACTTCGAGCAGAACAAGTTCGATGGCTATGACTTCATCGACCTGCACTTCGTGCTCACGCGAGCCTATTCCGTCGTTGCCTCAAACCTGTTTTTCCACGAGGCCAAAGACGATCTCAAGTCCCCAGAGCACCGCTTGAAGCTCGCTAAAAGCGCGTTAGGTCTCATTGCCGTATGCGAGGCGATCGTCGGCCTCGTCGATGAAGACGAGCGCGAGAAGGCGCTTGCAGAAGTCAGTGATGAGACCAAGCCGCTCGACTACGGCCAGCTTATCGACAAGCTCCTTGATGCCCTCATGAAATAACCCAATCCCATGAGCCCCGCGCCCGGGCGGTGCCGAACTTCTGAACACGAGAAGTATGGCTAACACCGGTGCCGTCCGAGCGCGGGGCTCGGCCTTCTACGCGGTGCGCTCCGATAGTGCCTCCTTACCCAACTGCCCATTTCACGATGACGGGACGGAGCGCACCGCATGGCAGGCCGTTTACATGGGCGCGTCTGGAGATACATCAAAAGCAATGTGTCGGCATAACGGCCAGTCGCGTCCATGCGGGCGACCGCGAGAACTTTGAGAACCGAATAGCGATGGGGCCTCACGCGGCCCCTGAGAAATGGCGTGATAGCGCAGCCGTCCACGCGAAAAGCGGAAGCGGAATGGGCGGCAAGAGCAAGGCGCGCGTAGCTCAGATGGACAGAGCGACGGTCTCCTAAACCGTAGGTCGGCGGTTCAAGCCCGCCCGCGCGCACCAATATCTACGAAAAGGAGATACATGATTCGACTCATCATCGGCGCGGGCCTCGGCCTCGTGGGCGGCATCGCAGCCGTCGCCATGAAGCGCGCCAACAAGAAGGCCGACGAGGACGGCAGGGAGTGGGTCAGTTACGGCGACGTCCGACGCTGGCCAGTTCCCGCAGCCATCATCCCCGTCATCCTCGGCGGCGTCGTGATCGCCCTTGGCAGCTTCTACGCTCAGGACATCGGCGAGGCCGTCGTGCTCCGCAACTTCGGCGGCTCCATCGCCGGGCACACGTCCGAGGCGGGACTCCACCTCAAAGCCCCCTGGCAGGACGCCATCGGCTGGGACATCCGCAACCGCCAGATCAACTTCTTCAAGAACTCCGAGTACGCCTACGACGGCGGCTCCTACGAGGGCGCGGAGGTCTCCATCAACGACGCCTCCGGCACCAAGGCGAACGTCGACATCCAGGTCATCTACAGCCTCGACGCCGACAAGGTGGAGGACCTTTACGCGGAGTACGGCACGCAGGAGGCGTTCGTCACGAACTACGTCTCCAACGACCTGCGCGCCACGGCCCGCGAGGTGGCTGGCAAGTACGACACGCTGACCCTGCTTACCGACCGCGCCAAGTTCACCGACGCGGTGCAGGCAGCTCTCGCCGAGCAGTGGAAGGGCAAGGGCGTCATCGTCGAGCAGGTGCAGGTGCAGGACATCCGCTACGCGAAGTCCATCACGAGCGCCTACGCCGACGCCCAGAGCGCCGAGGTGGCCAAGCAGAAGGCGCTGAACGCGCAGGAGACCGCGAAGGTCGAGGCCGAGACGAAGAAGATCGAGGCCCAGGGCGAGGCCGACGCCAACGCCATCATGACGCAGTCCCTCACGCCCGAGGTGCTCGAGCAGCGCTACATCGACGCGCTCAAGAGCATCGGCAAGAACGGCAACCTCGTCGTTGTTCCCGAGGGCTCGCAGCCCATCGTCGGCAAGTAAACAAAAGTCCCCTCCGCCAGACCAACAGCAGAAGGGGACGGCCAATCAACCAGAAAGGCAGGTGCATTATACCCCAAGCGTATGTGGAGGTTTTGTGTCCGATTCTGAAATGAAACTCAACGGTGTTTCACGGGATGAAAAGCGCAGGTGGACGGACGCAGAGGTTCGCTACCTGTCGGCTCACAGGGCCGATGGGTCGTATCTCATCGCCCATGTCCTCAAGCGCACACCGTTGAGCGTGAGGGTCAAGGCAGCCCGACTGCACATCTCCCTCGACCGCAAGCCCATGAAGGTCTGCCCGATCTGCGGGACGTACTTCGTGCGCGACAACAAGGCGGGCCGCTACGGCATGTGCCAGGTCTGCTGGGAGAGACGCAAGGCCGACGCCATGCGCGAGAGGGCGGCGGAGAGAGCCGCCCAGAGGGACTACGACAACGCGAAGCACCGCAAGAACACCGGGGGCGCATGATGGTCAAGGTCATGTGCCCCCGTTGCGGGAAGCTCCATCAGAAGGGCCAGAGGTGCCAGTGCTCGCCGTCCAAATCGAACTGGCGGCGCAGCAAGGAGCAGGAGCGCAGTCGCAAATCCGACAACCCGTGGAGGACGGGCTACTCCTCCAGGCAATACCAACAGGCGCGCCAGACCGTCCTGGAGATGACGGGCGGCAGGTGCGCAGTGAGCGGCATACAGATCGCCGACAAGGTGCATGGCCGCTGGGTCATGCGCGGCAACGGCGGAATCCACCATCGTGTGCCGTTGTCGAAAGGGGGTTCGAACGACGTGTCGAACCTGATTCCACTAGAGACGGGCGTGCACAACGCCCTGGAAGCAGAAAGGAGGCGCAGGGATGCAGATCACCGCTAAGGACCCGACCGCCCAGCTTTTGGACGACCTGGACGAGGTTATCGCCAACTTCAAGAAGCGCATTGCCGAGCAGCCCATGCCCTGCGGCAGCCGCGCCCTGGCGTTCGCAATGCAGGCGGGTCTCCCGCCGCGCATGACCTACAACGTCAGCGACACGGCAAAGTACCTAGGCGTCGATGTAAAGACCTTGCGCGAGGAACACAAGGCTGGGCGCCTGGCGTTCATTATCCCAGTTGGGCAGGAGCGCGGTGCGCGGATAAAGGTGGATGAGGTGGACCGATGGCTCGCAGAGAACTGATAGACCGCCTCGAGTTCTTCATCCCGACCAACCGCGTGGCCAAGAACGGGCGCAAGCAGGGGATGGACGGCCTCAACGAGATCGTCCGCCAGTCGCGCGGCAATGTCCACCTGGCGAACAAGCGCAAATATGAGAACGAGCGCCACGTCGCCAAGTACGCCCTCGAGGCCATGAAGGAGGCGGGGTGGGTCGCGGACGAGCGCCTGTGCTTCGTCGAGCTGACCTTCATCGAACCCGACAAGCGCCGAGACGACGACAACGTTTTCGCGGGCGCCAAGTACATCCTCGACGCGCTGTGCCGCCCGCACCCGCGCGGTGGCCGCATCATCCACTCCAACGGCGTCGGCGCGTTCTTCGACGACGACCCGTTCCACATCGCGCTCCATTGCAAGCGCGGCGAACCTGACAAGCAGAACCCCGGCGTGAGGGTCCGCATCACGAGGATGGTGGAAGATGGCAGTTAAGGGAGAGGGGACCCTGTTCACGCTCGTGAGGACCCCCGATGGGGACCGTGAGGCATGGCTGGACCAGCGGCGTAAGGGAGTCGGCGGGTCGGACGTGGCGGCGATCATGGGGCTGTCCCCGTACCGTGGCGCATACGAGGTCTGGGCCGAGAAGTCAGGCCTCATCGAAGCCCCCGACATATCGGACAATCCCGCAGTTATCTGGGGCAATATCCTCGAAAGTGTCATCGGCGAGCATTATGCCGAGAACCACCCGGACCGAGAGGTGCGCAGGCTCAACGCCGTGTGCCAGTCCATAGAGCGGCACTGGGCTCAAGCGTCGCTGGACTACGAGGTGAAGGATCCCGAGCTTGGTTGGGGCGTCCTCGAGATCAAGACGGCTGGCCAGCGCAGCGAGGACAAGTGGGACGACGGCGTTCCGCTGTTCTACCAGACGCAGGTTGCCCACTACCTGTCCGTGACGGGCCGCGCCTTCGCCGACGTGGCCGTACTCATCGGCGGGCAGGACTACCGCGAATACCGCCTCATGCGCGACGAGGACGACATTCGCGCCGTCGAGAGCGCCGTGGACGAGTTCTGGCAGCGCGTGCAGACGGGCGATGAGCCGCCGATAGACGGCTCGCCAGGCGAGGCCGAGGCCCTGCTCAAGCGCCACCAGACGAGCGACGGAGAGGTCTGGGAGTGCTGCGACATGCCGCGCGAGGTCGCCGACTACATCTACTACAAGGAGACGGCGGACGCGGCCAAGGAAAGGCTCGCAAAGGCGGGCAACGCGCTCAAGCGGCTCATAGGTGACCATAAGGGCATCAAGTGCCCCGACTACATCGTCACATGGCCGCGCGGCACCAAAAAGACGTTCGACTCAAAGCGGTTCATGGAGGATCACCCGGACCTGTACGAGCAGTACGCAAAGGCCGTGCCGTCCAACTTTGGAATCCGCATCAAGGAAAGGAAGAAGTAAATGGGAGACATCTCCAAGGCGAGCGGCGAGCTCGCAACCGGCAAGAAGGACACCTTCAAGGACTACATGCAGAAGCTGGCCCCGACGTTCCAGTCGGTCATGCCCAAGGGCTTCACCTCCGAGCGACTGGTCCAAATGGCCATCAGCGCACGCAACCAGACCCCGAAGCTCGCAGAGTGCGATATGAGCAGCTTCCTGAGCTGCTGCCTCCGTTGCGCGTCTCTCGGCCTCGAACCGAGTGCAGTCGATGGCCTTGGCAACGCCTACATCCTGCCGTACAAGGAAAAGGGCGGCAAGATGCTCGCCCAGTTCCAGCTCGGCAAAAACGGCATGCTGGAGCTGGTCAAGCGCAGCGGCCTGGTCTCCACCATCCGCACCCAGTGCGTCTACGAGGGCGACGACTTCGACTACTACGAGGACGAGGGCGGGCTTCACTTCCACTACCGCCCGAACCTTGAGGCTCCTCACGGAGAGGCCAACCTGAAGCTCGTCTACCTGTCCGCCCACATGAAGGACGGCGGAAGCGTGTTCCTCGCCATGAGCAAGAACGAGGTCGATGCGATCAAGGCCCGCTCGAAGGCCCAGAGCTTCGGCCCGTGGAAGACCGACTACGAGGCCATGGCCGAGAAGACTGTCATCCGCCGTGCGTTCAACCGTGGCTTGCTGCCACGCTCGGTCGAGGTGGCCAAGGCCGTCAGCCAGGACGAGACCACGCCCGAGGTTTATACCGAGGACGGTCAGCGCATCTTCGGCTACGAGGAGGTCGCGGACGAGGCCGAGGTCATCGAGGTTCCCGAGAACGTGAACCCCGAGACGGGCGAGGTCGTCGATGCCTAGCGGCGTCGATTTCACTGAGATACAGGCGATGGCCGACGAGTTCACCGAGGCCGTCGGCAAGGACAGGGAGTGGGCCAAGCGCCTCCTCCTCCTTTATACGGGCGTAGACCGCCTCAAGGACCTCACCGAAGTCCAGGCAAGGGACGTCGAGGGCTACATGAGGTCCGTTATCAAGCTCCATAGAGAGAGGAACAAATGAGCATCAATCGTGTGAATATCAGCGGCAATCTCGGCACCGAGCCCGAGCTGCGCGCCACGTCGGGTGGCATGGCCGTTCTGAGTTTTCAGGTGGCTGTGAACGACCGTGTGAAGCAGCAGGACGGCACCTGGACCGACCGACCAAACTGGGTCTCCTGCACCATGTTCGGCACCCGCGCCGAGAAACTGGCCCAGTATCTGCATAAGGGGTCCAAGGTCGCAATCGAGGGCAAGCTCCGCTACTCCCAGTGGGAGAAGGACGGCCAGAAGCGCTCCAAGCTGGAGGTCATTGCCGAGGAGCTTGAGTTCATGTCCCGCCAGGACAGCGGACAGCCCCAGCAGCAGGCCCAGCAACGGAATCAGGATCCTGATCTTTATGACGAAGACATCCCTTTTGATTGAGGCCACACCCGTCACACGCACTAAGAAGTGCAGCGAGTGTGGCCGAGTCCTTCCCATATCCGAGTTCCACAAGAAGAAGAACAGCAAGGACGGGCACCAGGCCATGTGCCGCTCATGCAAAGCGGAGTACGGCAGGGCCTGGTACGTCATGAACAAACCCAAGAGAAAGAAGGTAGCGCATCATGCCTAGCACACTCCCAACACAGACCGCCGAAGACCTCGCCAAGTTCCAGCGCAAGGCCATGGAGGCCCGAATCCGCTACGCCGAGACCAAGCAGCAGCTCAAGCACGGCGAGCGCTCGCTCAAGTCCGTCCTGGACGACGATGACTTGCAGCGCATGCGAGTCCGAGACGTCATCGCCGCCCTGCCAGGCATGGGCAAGAACAGCACCGAAAAGCTCATGGACAAGATCGGCATCGCCAAGAGCCGCCGCATCTCCGGGCTCGGTGCTCGTCAGTACAAGGCCCTCATCGACAAGTTCGGCGAGTAATGGAGGCCCGCACTTGCGAGCAGTACGTGCTCGGTGAGCTTGAGTACTACAAGAAGAAATGCGGGGAGCTTGCGGATGAGCTCGCGCTGGCGACAGGCCAGTGCGAGCTTTTTCAGGCCAACCTCGACGCCTTGTTAGAGAAAAGGGAGGCGACTGAGTGAAGGTCGGTCAGAAATGGTCGTCCGTGGAGGATGAGATCATTCGCCGCACATACGAGTCCGTCCCAACCAAGAAGATAGCCGTCGCGCTTGGCCGCTCTGTCGCCGGTGTGCGCAACAGGGCCTCGATGCTGGGCGTCAGGCGCGAGCGCCCGTGGACCGCAGATGACGACCGCGCCCTTACGCGCATGAGCGGCATTGTCACAGACGACGTGATAGCCGCTTCCCTGAAAAGGACCAACGGCGCTGTCGTGGCCCGAAGGAGGCACTTGAAGGCCATCGGAACTGCGATCAGGCCAGGGCTCAGGAGGGGTTCGCATGGGTGATTTCAACCTGCCCGACAACTGCACCGCATCGCAGGTGGACGCCGCCCACGGCGAGCCGGACCGCGACCGCGTGTGCATGTGGTGCCGCCACTGCATCGAGGAATGCTGCGACATGGGCATCTGCGACGTGAAGCTAAAGAGCGAGCCGCAGGACTTCGACTCGTGGATGGATGTCGTGGACCACATGGAAGACGCCCGCGTGGACATGCAGGTGGACTCCTGCGCGTACTGGAAGGAGTGCTGATGGAGGCGACATGGCCGCTGACCCACAACCGAAGGCCTTGGACTGAGGTGCAGGACGACGTGCTGCGCGAGGCCTACGGCAAGGCGCCCGTGGAGCGCATCGCAAAGGTGCTGGGGCGCACCGTCTCGGCGACAGTGGTCCATGCGCGCGAGCTTGGGCTCACCAAGGGATGCCGCGTGTGGACCGACGACGAGATAGACCGCCTCGCCGAGCTTCGGCAGCGCATGACGATGCGAGAGGCGTCGGAGCTGATGGGGCGCTCCGAATGGGCCTGCCAGCGCAAGGTGCTGGACATGCGCGCGCTGGGAGACGAGCGGTTCAAGAGGATTAGGAAAAGGAGAGGCGAATGATAAGGGAGTTCGACGAGAGGAACATGGCCAAGTCCCGCAAAGTGTGCGAGTCGATGGCCGAGGCGGCAAGCACGAGCAAGCAGGTGCCCTCCGAGCGCGAGCGCCAGATTCTCGACATGTGGCCGCGCTTCGAGGACGGCGAGCCTGTGTGGTTCGGGGACGCGGTGGAAGCCCACCACGGGGGAGCGATCACCATCGAGGCGATCGAGTTCTCGCGCGGCAAGGTCTGCGTCAAGGACGCCGAGGACGGGGACTGGGACACGTCGATGTACGCCATGCACCCGCTCAAGCGCCCTTCACCCGAGGTGCTGGACGCCGACGGGGTGGAGATCAAGGTCGGCGATAGCATGTACGTCGCGAATAACGGCGACGGGCCGTATATCGTCTGCGACATCGAAGAGAGCATCGACAGGATTGAGCTTTTCTGGCACAGGAACAGGAACGAGGTGCTGTTCATCCCGGCTAATCGCCTCACCCACACCCGCCCAGACAGCTGGGAGCGGCTCGAGGAGGACGCCGCGAAGAATTTCTGCGAGTACTTCGGCTTCTATGATAGGCCGTGCGATGAGGGCGAGGGATGCCCAGCCTATGAGCAGGGCAACTGCGCCGTGTACAAGGCCCACGACATCATCCGCCGCGCGAAGGCGCTTGCCGGAGTGGAGGTGGGCGAATGAGCGGCGGAGTCCTTTTCGACTACACATGGCCGAACCTCCAGGAGGCCGACGGAAAGTGGCATGACCACGAGCTGGACGAGCTGTACCACGACCTGTTCTGCGGCGGAGAGTTCTCCGTGCGCGGCTACGGCGGACTCGCCCAGAGCCTCGACTTCTGGCTGTCGGGCGACACTGGCGAGGAGCATTACCGCGACGCGGTGGCCCGATTCAAGGCTAAGTGGATGCACCGCACCCCTAGGAACCGCGTCGAGTTCTACGAGAAGAAGATTCAGGCCTACGCCGACAAGTGCAAGGTCGAGCTGGGGCTGAAAGAGTTCGAGGAGGAATGACATGGCGATGTTAGGAGTGGGCGATTACCGGTGCGAGGCATGTAAGAACTTCGACGCCGACGGCATCGACGGGAACAGCCCGTCTTGCATATTCGGCATCGGGGCGAAGCACGTGACCGACGAGTGCGGAATATTCGCTCTCGGAATCCCTTACGGATACGAGGCGACGCACGGGCGCAGGCTCGGGCGGGCGCTCAAAGTCACGGAAATGCTCCGTAAGCAGGGTGAGTCAATCGGCGAGGTGCGACAAGACTGCGACATAGCTGCGAAATCAACTGCGAAGCCCGACGCCGTTTCCCACCCCGCCCACTACTCATCGGGCGGCATCGAGGCCAAGGACGCGCTCAAGGCCGTGATGGACGGCAACGAGCTGTCCCCGATGGCCTTCTACTGGTGGGGCTGCGCGTTCAAGTACCTGTGGCGCTGGCCCCGCAAGAACGGTACCGAGGACCTGCGCAAATGCAGGCAATGCATCGACTTTCTGATTGAGGAGGTATCCGAATGACCCGAGTGAAACTGACCAGCGTCCGAACGTTCCCGAGCGCCGCGCCTACCAAGCCCCAGGCGCTCAAGGTGCTCGAGGAGGCCGCCGAGGTGGTGGAGGCGTTCAAGCAGCGAGACCCGCGCGACGTGACGCACATCGGCTACGCGACGGCGAACGTGCTGGACGAGATCGCCGACACCATCCAGGCGTCCTGCAACCTCGCGGCGGCGCTCGGCGTGACCGACCTGACGCCGTACCTCGCGCGATGCGAGGAGCGGAACCGTAGGAGGGGGCGGTATGAGTAGGTTCGTCGAAGTGATGATGCGCATCATGGTAATCGTCGATTCGGTCGCTGCATGCGTCATTCGCTTCGGAGGGGACAAGCAAGAAGCCGCCTATATGTGGGTGCTGGCGATATTCAGCCTGTTGGTGGCAATGGACTTGGAGAGGGGACGGTATGGCCGATAGACGCTGCTCCGACTGCATCCACCTCGCGCCATGGCCGGAACGCGTCAGGTTCATCCGCGAGTACGTCAAGGCCGTCCCCGAGGGCTACCCGCTGTGCGCCTGCATGCAGTGCCCGACCAAGGTCATGGCGGTCGCACCCGATGACGGCAGGGACTGCCGCCACTTCGAGCGCGGCGACAGGGAAAAACATTACAAGGAGGTTTGACCATGGAAAAGCTTAAGCCATGCCCGTTCTGCGGCCACTCTCGGAACCTCTCAATCGATGACGCAGGGGGCATCGACCGCTACGTCAACGGCGAGCCGGACGGTTCGATCCCGACGTGGCACGTGTACTGCGGGCAGTGCGGCGCCACGGGGCCGGAAGTCCTGATAAAGCGGGAGAACGCCGTCTCAGAGTGGAACCGGAGGGACGGTGAGCGCGATGCCGACTGACGACGAGCGCCGCGAGGCGGTAGCAAGATTGCGCGATATGGCTCCGGGATCGGACTGGCCGAACTACGTTGCCGAGGCCTGCGGCATGGACGTATCGAAAATGAGCAACAACTTCCACACTTTCACGGAGCAACTTTGCCAGCGTATCGCCGACCTCATAGAGCCTACCGACGAGACGTGCGAGGCCGAGCTGACCTACGTCGAGCGGGGGCGCGGGACCATCAAGGTCTTCGAGTGTTCCAAATGCGGGAAGTCGTGGGAGCAGGTGTTGGCGGACGATTTCACCTTCTGCCCCTATTGCGGGAGGTTGATCGAGTATGCCGACGAATAGTGAGCGCCGAGAGGTGGCGGCGAGGCTGCGCAGCTTGGAGGTTCCGGCGAGAGTCAAGAGGAAGGAGCACCCCGAGAAGACCGCCATGTGGTACGAGCTGATATGCGGCTCCGTGGGCGGCAAGAAAGACCCGTGGTTCGGTGTCAAGGCGCTCGCCGACCGCCTCGCCGACCTCATAGAGCCGGAGGAGCGGACGTGCCGCGACGACGGCGTCGACGCGTTTCGGTGCACGAGGTGCGGAGCGTTCGCGAAGCGGGAGGCGGTCACGGACCTCTGCAGTCCGATTCCGATCAGGTATTGCCCGAACTGTGGTGCGAAGGTGGTGAAGGAATGACAATCAGCGAATATGCCCGCAAGAAGTGCGCCCGCCGCCTGCGCGCGATTGCCTCGCTGCCAGACCTGAACTGGCCCTCGCTCCTGAGATGCCTGGGCGTCTCGACGCGTGGTGACGCCGTGCTCTTGCTGGCGGAGATGGTGGAGGCAGGGGTGCGGACGTGCCATGACGTGTCTTTTGACCCGCTCCGCGAGTTCGTCTGTTCTCGGTGCGGTTGCCATCTCGATGTGCTGGACATTGAGTCCGATCCGACCATTTGGCTGGGCGGTTCGCCGATAGAGCCGGTGTTCTGCCCGAACTGCGGGGCGAGGGTGGTGTACAAATGACGCACAAATGCCGTGATCGCGGAATGCAGATGCTCAAAGACGGGGCGACCAACAGGGAGGTCTCCGAGGAGCTGTCGGTCCCGTACAACACAGTGGCGATGTGGCGCAGGAAGCTAGGGCTGCCGAGCCCAAAGTCAAAGAGGCGCGGCTACGGCCCGAACAACCCGAAGGGCCGCGCCCTCGGTCTGTACCGCAAGGACACCTGTCCAAAGTGCGGGGCGCCGAGAAGCGCTCAGAGAAGGCCGCTGAGGAGGAACCTCGTGGATTTCTCGACGATGGTCCTCATCTCAAGCCTCCACCCCAGCGATGGCGTTCGATGCCCGAAGTGTGGGCTGGCGTTCCGCGTGGACGGGCTCGACGCGGATGCCGAATACATCCTCAGTGAGGACGTCTTCGAGGTCACGCCGAACTACTGCCCGAACTGCGGGGCGAGGGTGATCCAAGATGCTTAACGAGCAAGTCATCGCCGACAACCACGCCCTCATAGAGCGTAACCGCGAGCTGGAGTGCGAGCTGGCGGCGCTCAAGGCCAAGCTGGGGCGCGTCTCGCGCGTCGCGTTCGCGCTCCATCATCGCGCCGTATGCATCATGGAGGAGTGGGGTGACGAGCCCATGGGCGGGACGGACTTGGGCCGCTGCCATGCGTTCGAGCAGGCGGCGGGCGAGATAAGGGAGGCGATCGGGTGAAGGACTCGCTCATGGCCATCACGGCCGACCTCGACGAGGTATTCTGCTTCAATTACGACGCTACGTACCAGGACCGAGCCCACGACTACCTCGTGAGGCACGACGTCGGGAGGAGCGGCATGGACACGGCAGTCCAGCGCGTCGTACACCACCTGGTGCAGCGCACGGTCGACGTCACGCGCGCCGACCCCGAGCTCAATGACCGCATGGTCGAGGAGGCAACCCGCCTTCTCGAGCTGGCCCGGGACATGGAGGGCTGATATGGCAGACAACTACATGATCTCGCGCCCGGACATGCTCAGGCTCGTGGCGGCGCTCCAGCGGCAGTCAATCGGCGTCAGGTTTGCCAACGGCAGGCTCAGGATAACCGAGTGCCGCAACGGGTCGTACACGGTGACAGACGTTCGGTTCCGCCCCGTTGGGATGGTCGCAGATGGACGATGACACCAGAATCAGGTACGTAAGCCTTCCGGTCACATTCGACCAGTCGCTCGGCGGCGTCCTGTACGACTACGGATACGAGGGGGTCGGCAGGGCGTTGAGTCTCGTGTGCGCCTGCGCATCGCAGCAGTCCGTGCATCCGCTCTATGCTCTGAACATCACCGGGGAGAAGGGCTGGACGATCCTTTCCAGACGGCTTGGGTTCGATTCGGTCAACGATTGCATGGGGTTCGTCTCGGCACTGAGGCGCGAGGGCATATGCGACATCCTGAAGGACGGCGAGCGCGAGTTCCTGCACTGCCACGTCGTAGATAGCGGCGCGGCAGGCTACCGGAAAAGGTGCGAGCGGTCCAAGAAGGCAGCTGAGGCCAGATGGGCCAAGAAGGACGAGGGCGGGAAGGCCGATGGCTGACCCGCCCTTTTTTCATGCCGATGCTAATAGCATATGCGTCTAGCAATGCTAATAGCATATGCATCTAGCAATGCTAATAGCATATGCACGTCGCATATGCGAGGCTTATGCCATAGAGTTAAAAGAAAGAAAAGAAAGAATAGAAAGAATAAAGTGCTAAGAGCATCCCATTGTGGAAAACTCTCACCTGCACATTGTTGATAACCTGTGGATAACCTGTTGATAACTTCGAGTTAGAGGCTTGGTTCGCCCGTGGTACGATGGGGCCATAAAGCCGTTCGGGTTACACGACTACAGGGATTGCGACCCTGGCCCGTGCGGAAGTCTCGTCTCTGATCGTGGTGTCCCATTCCCGAGTGATTCGGCGGTGGACCATGCGCCGCGTGCCGGGCGAGGCGGAGAAAGCCCGCAGGGACGCCTCGGGCAATCCTCTAAAGCGAAACCCCCACCGGGCTGTACCGATGGGGGTTCTTTCGTTTGGGGCTACGACCTAGGCGAGCGCGCCTTTTTTCGGTTTGGCCGCCTCTCGATCCATCATGGCGTCGTAGCTGTTCGATGGGTACAGCTCGCTGTATCGCTCGTAGTCGATTTCCTCTAGGGAACTGCTCCATGAGTTGGGAAGCGCCATGTCCACCAGCCCGTCGAAGGTGTAGTCACCCTCCGGTTCAAGCGCCCGCATTATCGAGACGTACAGTTCGAGGCTCGGTTTCTGCCTTCCACTCTCTACCTTGTAAAGCGTCTCCTTTGACACGGGGTAGCCGACGAGTTCCGTTATCGCCGTGGCAAGGTCTTCTGCCCGCTTGAATCCAGCCTGCTGCCTCTTATGCCTGATGAGGGCCCCCAGCAGCCCGAAGTCGATGATTTCTGTGTCGTTGTTGTCGGGCATCGCTTACCTCCATTGTCCGATTTAGTCAAATATACAACAAAATATTTAAGTATTGACAGTTGTGGTCAATGAGATATTCTACGCAAAGGTTAGTTATTGGAATGAGACGACAAATAGGAGGTGAGTTATGAAAACGGTTGAGGAGAAGATGTTCCCCGATGGCATCCCGGCGTTCCTGAGTGTCATGTCGTTTGCGAGGCTGCTCGGAATCTCAAGGACGAAGGCGCTTCAGATCGTGAACGCAAGGCCTGATATGGCAGTCGTCCTGCCGTCCATGAAAGACAGGCGCATCAAGTCGGACCTTTATTTCGAGCTTATCGGGAAAAAGTAGGGTGCCCACCCGCTACCAACGACAAGGCACCCCACCAAATCGGGCATCATGCCCAGAAAGGAGTATCCAGATGGATACGCCCACTGACATTGTACCGTTTTCAAATGCCGAGTTCGGACAACTCCGCGCTTTAAACATCGAGGGCGAGCCGTGGTTCGTCGCCGCTGACCCCTGTTCCGCGCTTGGGCATACGAACGTCAGCGTTGCCCTCTCACGTCTGGATGATGACGAGAAGGCTAAGTTCAATTTAGGGTTGCCTGGCGGGGCGACCAACTGCGTTAGCTTCCCCGGCCTTCTCTCGCTGATCCTCGGCTCGCGCAAGCCAGAGGCTCGTGAGTACAAGCGCTGGGTGACCCATGACGTTCTCCCCGCCATTCACACCCACGGTGGCTATCTGACCCCTCAGAAGGTCGAGGAGGTCCTGACCGACCCGGACACCATCATCAGGCTCGCCACCGAGTTGAAGAACGAGCGCTCCCGCTCGCGCGTCCTCGAGGAGAGCGTGAGCTTGCTCGCCGACGAGAACGAGCGGATGCTGCCCGCCGCCCGTCAGGCCGAGGCGTTCCTGGACTCGCGCGGGGACTACACCGTGACGCAGGCCGCAGGGCTTCTCTCCCAAGTCGACCGGGCAATGACCCGAAAGCGCCTGTTCACGCTGCTGCGCGCCGACGAGATGGTTGAGAAGCGCTCGAACAGGGCCACCGCCAAGGCGGTCGATCGCGGTTACCTCCGCAACGTCGCCGCCTCGTACTTCGACCGCGATGGTGAGAGGCGGCTTCGGGACCCATATGCGGTCGTGACACCGAAGGGCCTCGACTGGATGGCGCGTCGATACTGCCCCGCGCCATCTCAGCCCGCACTCGCGCTCGATTGCGGGGTGATGTAGATGAACGTCACGCATCTTGGGATGTATGACATCCACCCCGTCTCCGGATCTGAGGAGGACGCGCTCGAAATGGCGCGCGCCGGTGTGGACCAGGGCGCGGACATCGCCCTGCTGTGCTCGATGGCGCTCGATTCCTCGCTCGACATCGAGGCCGACAACTCCGACGGGGGCGTCGCCGAGATGATGAGGGAGGCGGTCGTGGGAGCGTCGAGCCGCCTTCTGTTCGACGTGTGGAGGGACCTGACCGAGGTGTCCAACAGCTGTCTGTAGCCCGCACATGGAAACGCCTCGTCGGTATATCCCGGCGGGGCTTATTGCATTTGGCCCTACAGCGCGTCCAGATGGGCTTTTGCGGCCTTTTCGGTTGGGTGGAGGACAACTACAGCGGGGTCGCCCTCCTCGTGGCACTCTAGGCCCTCTGGGCCGCTCGCGCGGTACCCGATGGTCTCGCCCGAGAGGATGTCGGGGACTGGCTCGATCAGGTACCGCTTGCCGTTGGCGGCCTTGTACTTGGGGGAGGGCATTAGTCTCCTTGCCTGTGTCTAGTAACGGATGGTCTTGGAGCCCGTGCGCGTCTTGCGCTTGGGCTTCGGCTCGTCGTGGTGAAAGCCCTCGTCCAGAGGTCGCCCTGCGAGTGTGGACGCTCCAACCAGGCCCATCATCATGGCCCAGAGGGCGTCGCCGAGGTCGGTGCCGACCTTAGGGGCCTTGCCGGGAGACAGCAGCTCCATGGACTTCAGGTCGGCGCGTGTGAGGTCATCGTCGATGGCGTCACAGGTCATCTCGCACGAGTTGAAGCGGCGGAAAAGGTAGCCGACCGGGTGCGTGGCGGGCTCCGTCACGACGTAGGCCTCGCCTGGCTGGTCGGTGGCGAAGATCTCGATTGGCAGGCCGTCCACGTTGAAGCGCGGCTGGCGGGACTTGATGCCTGTGTGGTTGCACATGGTTTACCTCCTTGGACGATGATAGCGCGGCGGGCAGACATTTCCCGCCGCGCTGGGGTCGGGTTCGGTGAGTGGGGTTACAGGCGCTTTGCAAGCTCGTTGATAAGACCCCATGTGAAGAACTCCTTTAGCTCCTCCTGGGTAATGCCCTCGTAGTCGGTGGACACTCCGAGAATGCAGTTTGCCGTTCCTCCGGCGCATCCGATACTTACGTCGAAGTTCATATAGGACTTGCCTTGCATGAGGGTGCGTATCTTCTCGAGCTGGCCCTTGCTGTGGTATCCGCCAAATGTCGCGTAGGTCTTGGTCATGGTTGGTCCTTTCGGTTAGGGCGGGCGACGGGTTGCCGCACACCTTCGGTTGTCTAGTCGACGAGGCCCAGGCGCTTCAGCTCCATGTCCTCGGTCTCGGAGATGGCCGCCACGGCCTCGAGGCGCTGGGCCTCGCGCTGCTCCCGGATCCGGGCGAGGTCTGCGGAGACCCTTGCGTCGTGGATGGCGGACGTCGCGCGGCAGATGGCGAGCATGAGGACGGCCAGGGCGATGAGCTTCAGGGCGCGCATTAGCGAGCCTCCATCGCGGCGATTGCCCCAGTGAGGAGAAGGCGCGTATAGAACGCCTCGGCCTCGGCCTCGTCGGCGAAGTCGTGGAACGTGAGGGCGTCGCCCTCGGTCTCGCGCCACGTGACGCGGAAAGTGGTATGCTCGGTCATGGTCATTCCTTTCGCGTTGACCTTGCGGCCTCGGGGGCTCCATCCCCGGGGCCGCGCTTCGTTTACGTGCTATGCGACCCTGCTGATAAGTTCGGCGAGCTCGTCGCATTTGCTGATGACCAATACGCGGCATTCCTCGCGCGTCAGGTGCCCTTCTGCAAGGTCGCTCACCGCGTCTATCAGGCCCCACATGGCGCGCCACTGCCTGGAATACGTGCGGTCAAACTCGCGTTCCAGCTCCTCGTTCTCGGGGTCGTTGACCCATGCGGCCTCTGCCGCGTCGCACTCCTCGCATGCCTTTTCATATGCCGCGAGCTTGCTTTTAATGGTCTCCATGGTCCTTCTCCTTTGTTTACAGCTCGAACTTGCTCACGTAATCGCTGAACGGGCACACCTTGCGCGCAGGGCGATCGGTCGGGCCGCTCTTCGTCCACACCCATCCATTCCAGAGCTGGAGGCCGTCGGCCTTCACCAGCTCCATGGCCGCGTTGGCCTTGCGGATGTTCCACTTGAACCGGCTCACGTTGCTGCTCTTCTTCATGGTCTTTCCTTTCTTGAGGCCTAGGCCTCGAACGTGATTACCTGCTCGGCGTTCTCAATGTCCACGTCGTCGACGCCCTCGCCGACGCCGACCAGAACCGAGACCCAGCCGGAGCCGTTGGAGTCCAGCAGGTCGCGTGCCTCCTCCTTGGCACCGAGGATTGCGGCATCGAGCTCTTCGGGGGCTACCGCATCGGCGAACTCGTATGCTCCGCAGGTCTCTGGCTGCTCGAGGTCGTCCGGGTCGGGCTTCTCGCCCGTGTCCCACTCGATTACGAGCAGGTAAGTGGCTCCGTCCTTGTACATGGCTTCTCCCTTCGGTTAGGCGGCGAGGTCCGCCGCGTAAATGACCCGCTCGGCCTTGCTGTTGGCGTGCAGCTTGATGAACTGCCCGCGCGGCCCTCGGCGGAGCTTAAGCGTCTGGCGCTTGACCGCTCCCGCCGCCTCGGTGCGGACTCGCACCTCGGAGGCCGTCGCATGCTCGACCGTGTAGACGACCTGGCCGCACTCGAGGCGCATGCCGTCGGTGAACACGGCCACGGCGTCGGCCTCGTCGCGCCTGGTCTCCTCGGCAAGCTCGACCAGCTCGCGCGCCGCCTCCAGGGTCGGGACCGTGTAGGTCTCGCCCTCGATGGTGACGACGTAGCCCGCGCCCTCGACCATGTAGCCGGTGCCGTCGGACGTGGTCACGTGCCACTCCGCCGGTGCCACCTGGTCGACCTTGCAGCGGGGGACCTCGAGCGCCTCGGGAGCCTCGGCGGCCTGCTCGACCGGAGCGGCCTGCTCGGCACCGGGGGCCTCGAGGCCGTAGCGACCCCACCACGCGGCCCGGTTGGCCTCGCGGCGAGCTGCCTTCTCGGCTGCCCGCTCGGCGCGGCGCTGCTCCATGGCAGCGGCCTGCTCGGCGCGCATGGCAGCCCAGGCGGCTGCGTTGGCTGCGTGGTTGGCGTGACCGGCCATGGTGGACCTCCTTGGGTCGTGGGGTACGCGGGCTAACCGATTAGCCCGTGTCGTGGCCTCATAGTGGACTAGCGGATTAGCCCTGGCAAGGTCCTACATATAACCTTCATAAACGGATTAGCCCTGGCTAATCACGTGGTACACTTATGCGATTAGACGCAAGGAGGGAACATGCAGGTAAACGACGTAATGAGGGCAGTTGCAGACTATCGCGGAATAAGCGGACGCGGATTGTCCAAGGCGCTGGGCAAGGTCGACACCTGGGCGCGCAACTCCTACGGACGTGACACCAAACTGGGCACGTTGGCCGACGTGGCAGACGTGGCCGGATGCGACGTCTGCATCGTGGACCGCGAGACCGGCGCAGTCGTGGCCACTGTGACGCCTCCGCGCCGCGCTGCCGACTAGATACAGGCGAGCGCCGCGCCTCGGCAGATCGTAGGCGCTTCGAGCAAGGGGACCGCGCGGATGTGCGCGCGATTAAAACGCGCGTGTATGCGCGCGCGTATATACATGCGACGTGAGCGCGCGACATGAGCGCGCGGCGACTGCCCAGACCGCGATGCCAGGGGGGGAGGGGGTAAATTCACGAAACCCCGCCACCGGTACCCAGCGGCGCCCCCTGATTTTTTTACGCGTACGAAATAACTGGACCCGCGTTACGGAACCGTTACTGAACGTGTTACGCAACGGGGGAGACCCGCGTGACCATGCCCGCCATGGAGGTGGCGCATGGAAAAGAAATGCGGTTGGTGCGGCAAGACGTTCGACTCGAAGACCAAGAGGGCCGTCTTTTGCAGCCAGAAGTGCAAGCAAGCACACTACAGGGCGCGTAAAACGAAGATAACCCTGCCCGAACTGAACATGGAGGTGGTCGAGGGCGGCAAGAGCCTGGGGTCCAAGCACCTCGTGCTGGCGCTCTCGCAGATCAAGGGCGGCGTGGCGACGCTCGACGCCATGTCCCAGTGCGGCCCCAAGGAGTACAGGCTGCTGTGCGAGGTGCTTGCCGCCAACATCGCGCAAGTCCTGGCGGAAGTCGGTCTGTGATGGGACGTATGCCGGATGCGCATGCAATCAGGCGCACAAAGGACAAGGCGGTAATCATCCCCGAGACCGTAGAGGCCAGTTCCCTGACCCCTCCCGAGACGGTGCTGGCCCACCCGCACATGACCGAGCTTTGGACGTCCCTCGTCGGCTCTGGAATAGCCTACGAGGAGCGCGACATACCGCTCATCGAGCAGCTGGTGTGGGACTTCGAGACGGTCGAGCAGTGCCGCGCCCGCGTGATGGGCGTCGACGGCCAGATGAAGCTCATGATCCCCGTTGGGGAGCCAGACCCCGACACGGGCGAGTACCTGAAATTCATCCCGAACCCCTATCTCAAGCAGATGCGGGAGGCCATGACGGAGGGCCTGAAGCTGGCTGACCAGCTCGGCCTGTCTCCGATGGCCCGTGCCCGCCTGGGCCTCACGCAGGCGGCTGGCAAGGCCGCAACGCTATCCATCGCCGAGACCATCGACGCCCTCATGGAAAAGAGGGGACGATGAGCTACAGGACACCGTGCGGGCGCATGTCGGCGGAGGGTGAGCGCCAGGTAGAGCGCGCAAGGCTGTTCGCCGAGGGCTTCCTCACCTACGCTGGCGAGTCGGAGCTGTGCGGCGAGCCCTACGAGGTCTCCGACTGGCTCATGAAGAACATCTGGCGTCCCATCTTCGGCACGGGCACCATCGACAAGCGCACGGGCAGGTTCCGCCGCCGCTTCCGCCGCGTCCTCGTCGGCGTCCACCGAGGCTTCGGCAAATCGCAGCTCGCAGCCGTCATGGTTCTGACCATAGCCACCATGGAGCCGCTGCCCAACGGCCAGTACGGTATCGTCGCCGACACCAAGGAGAACACGGTGATGGTCCAGAACTACATCAAGACCATCATCCGCGCCAACAGGCAGCTCTCCGAGGCGTGGCACATCTACAAGGACGTGATAAGGAACGACACCACGGGCCAGGAGATCCACGTCTACCCGTACAAGGAGGCCGCGCTACAGGGCAAGCACTTCCACGTCCTCATCGGCGACGAGATCCACGTCTGGCGCGACGATGCGGTTTGGAAGGCGGGCGTCTCCGGACAGGCCAAGATCTGGAACGCGCTAACCATCGGTATCACCACGGCGGGCGCGAACCGCGACGGCTTCCTCTTCGAGCTGTACGGCAAGATCAAGCGGGACAAACACGCATTCGTGTGCTGGCTGGGCATCACGGACGGGGACGACCCGGCGGACAAGCGGTGCTGGAAGAAGATCACGGCGGCGGGCCGCATCACCATGGAGGAGCTCGAGGAGCAGTACGAGTCCGACAAGATGGACGACGGACGCCCTGGCAAGGGCTTCGAGCGCTACTACCTGAACCGAACCCCGATGGACGAGGTTGAGGAGCCGTTCATGCGCCGCGCCGACGTCGAGTCCTGCACGCGCAAGGACGGCGAGCTGAACATGGACCAATGGTTCTGCGTCGGCGTGGACGGCGCTGTGAGGGGCGACACCCTGGCTGTCGTCGCCGCCCAGCGCACATCGGGGCAGGAATGGGCTTTCAAGGAGTGGTGCTGGGAGAAACCAGGCCCCATGGAGGTCTACGACTTGACCGAGGTGGCCGACGTGCTGCAACAGCTGGCCGTGCAGCGCGGTAACCCGATGATCGTCACCGACCCGGCCCGCATGCAGTTCCTCGTGAACTGGCTGGACCGCGAGCGCGGCATGGAGCTGGTCGAGATGCCCCAGCAGCCGTCCATCATGTGCCCCGCCTCGGAGCTGCTGGCCCGCACCATATCGACGCGCCATGCGGCCCTGTCGCAGGCCCCCGTCCTCGCCCAGCACTGCATCAACGCGGTATCCAGCGAATCGAAGGCGTACGGTCGCCGACTGGCCTCCGAGAAGGGACGCCACGGCCAGGGGACCAGGCGCATCGACGCCGCTGTTGCGGCGGCCATGGCCATGTACTCATACGACAACAACGAGGACGAGACCCCAAGCGTGTGGAGCATCGACCTGTAGCGGGGGAGTGCCCGCCGACAATCTCCGCTGTGGGGCTTTTCCTCCTTTCACCCACGCCCGAGTGATCTCCCGCAGGTGACGCCTCTCCTGCGGGGGACGTCGGGGAGACCATGCCGCCCGTAGAGATTAAGGAGCGCCATGGGACTCTTGGACAAAATCTATAACGCAATCCACCCAACCTCTCCCGTGCCAGTCGCAGGCGGGCCCAACATCGACTTCATGGAGGTCCGCGAGGGCGGCAAGGTAATTCGCTACGAGCGCGGCAACCACCGCGAGGCCTACTACGGAAACGCCTACCGCGCTTGCGCGCTTGCCAAGGCGAGGCCGCTTGCGTCCCTGCCCGTCCACGTCTACGAGCGCAAGGGCGGCGTGAGGGTCGAGGCTGGCGGCTACACCGCCAAGGACCTCTCAAGGCTTCTCAGGACCCGTTGGAACCCGTTCATGACGGCCCAGGAGGGCTTTCGCTGGATGGACATGACCAAGGACGCCAAGGGCAACGCCTTCGCCCGCGTCGAGTGGTCCGGGCCTCGTATCGTCGCCATCTGGCCGCTCTCGGGCGAACCTGAGGTCCGCATGACCCCCGATGGCGGTGTTGTCTTCAAGTACGCGGGTGACAAGTTCACGCCAGCTGGCAACTACCTGTCCCGCGAGATCGTGTGGGTGAAGTCCCCAATCCTCGACGACGATGGCCTCATGGGAGTCAGCCTCGCCCAGCTTGCGGCCCGCGAGCTGGGGTTGTCCATCGACATCGAGGAGTTCTACTCGAAGCTCATCACCAACGGCAACCACTTTCCCGGCTGGCTCGAGACGGACCAGAAGATGGACGAGCAGGGCATGGATCTGTTGAGGAAGCAGCTCGACGACGGCTCCGGAATCGTCAACGCTGGCAAGCTGCGCGTCTTCGACCGTGGCATGAGGTACCACAGCACGGGCTACACGATGGTCGATATGAGCCTCGTGGAGCAGGAGAAGTGGATCCTGCAACAGACCTGCCGCACCCTGTCCGTGCCGCCGCAGGAGGTCTTCGACCTGTCCAACGCGACGTACAGCAACATCGAGCAGGGTGCCCTCAACTTCGCCAACAAGACCCTCGTGCCTGAGTGTGCAGAGCTCGAGCGCGCGTTCTCATGCGTCCTGTGGGACGCGGGCATCGAGAACGCCTACGTGCAGTTCGACCTCAACGGCCTTCTGCGCGGCAACTACAAGGACCGCATGGAGGGCTACCGCATCGGCCTGTACAGCGGCTTCTACTGCCCCAACGACATCCGCGCCAAGGAGGACATGCCCCCCTACGAGGGAGGCGAGCTGTTCCTGCGCCCGACCGCCTACGCGACGGTGGACCCAGCTAGCGGCGAGGCCGTGTATCCGACCTCCGAGGCCCGGCAGGGCACGGGCGGCTCGGGCGAGGACCCGGACGGCGGCGCTCTGAACGCTATCCACGAGGACATGCGCGCCCGCATCGCAGAGCGTTTGAGGGACGGCGGGGACTCCGAGAAGTTCAGGGACTTCGCCACGCGCGTCCTGACCCCGTATGCCAACGCCTGCACCATGGCCCGCATCAAATACGACATCAAAGCCGACATTGAGGAGATAGTCGCAAATGAAGGACATTAACGTTTTCGGCCCCATCGGCGACTTCTGGGACGACGCGGCCACGACCGCATCCGACTTCGCAGCACAGCTCAAGGAGGCTGGCGGAGACGACGTGACGGTCCACATCAACTCGGGCGGCGGCGACGTGTTCGACGCCAACACCATGGCCGAGACCCTGCGCGCCTACAAGGGCCGCACCACCGCGTCCATCGAGGGGCTTGCCGCCTCCGCAGCGTCCTACTTCGCGCTGACCGCAGACGAGGTTGTCATCGGCCCGTCCGCGCTGCTCATGATCCATAACCCCTATACCTGCTGCCGTGGCGAGGCCTCCGACATGCGCAAGACCGCAGATCTGTTGGACAAGCTGCGCGGCACCATCTCCGCCCAGTACGTCAAGAAGACTGGCATGGAGCTCTCCGAGGTGGAGGCCCTTATGGACGAGGAGACCTGGTTCACCGCCGAGGAGGCCGTCGAGCGCGGGTTCGCGGACCGCATGAGCGACGCGGCCCCCGTCGCCGCCTGCATCGACGAGAAGATGCTCGGCAAGTTCAAACACGCCCCGGAGGGCATCGCAAACGCGGTCGAGGAGCCTGCGGGGGAGGTAGAGCCGACCATGCCCCCCAGCACAGGCGAACCTGCCACGGAGGCCGTGGTGGATGAGGCGGGGGCCGCTTCGCGCGTCGTGTGCGTGAACGGTGCCTTCCTAAAGGTGGAGGGCTAGAGCGCGAAGGAGCGCACATGAAATCCTCTATCGAAATCCACAACGAACTTCTCGACCTCGATCAGAAGATCAAGTCCGCCGAGAACTCCTTCAACGCCTCCGAGGGCGAGGAGCAGGTCGCTTACCGCGACGCCATCAAGACATTCCAGGGCAAGAAGGACGCCCTCAACGAGATTCTGACCGACGTCCTCGCCGCCGAGGAGAAGATGCGCAACGACGGCGGCGTCCCCGTCATCGCAGCCGCCCCGCAGCCCAAGACCATCGACGCCGAGAACTTCGTGAGCGCCTTCCTCGGCTCCCGAGACGGCTTCGAGGGCATCATGGACAAGTACGGCGAGAAGATGGCCTTCACCTACGAACAGGTCATGAACGTCGCAGACCCGACCTACAAGCTCGCCGACCCCAAGAAGACCAGCTACAACCTGCCGTCGAACATCATCGAGATGCCGATGGGCATCATCGACGTGATCTCCAAGGGCACCACCGACTCCAACATGGAGTACATGATCCCGAAGTCCTTCACCAACAACGCCGCCGAGTGGACCCCCGGCACCGTCAAGGCCGAGTCCGATGAGGCCTGGGACAAGGACGAGGCCAGCCTGTTCACCCTGGCCCACCACATGCCCATCTCCAAGCACACCGCCTACCACTATGGCCAGCTCGAGTCCATCATCAAGAACGACCTCATGTACGGCTTGAAGCTCAAGGAGGCCGACGCTCTCCTGAACCTGGACAACGGCGCCACCAAGAAGGGCATCCTCAAGAAGACGGGCATCCAGACCTACGAGAACGCCGCTGGCGACACCCTCGTCGACTCCTTCCGCCGCATGAAGACCAAGTCCTGGATGGCCACCGGCATGATGCCTACCCACCTCGGCATCCACCCGCTCGTCACCGAGCACCTGGACCTGATGAAGGACGCCAACCAGCGCTACATGCTCATCACCATCAACGGCAAGGTCTGGGGCATGCCCATCGTCGAGGACGTGAACCTCGTCACCGACCCGTCTGGCGATGCGAAGTACGGCGCCCTCATGTTCAACGCCAACGCCGCCACCTGGTACACCTCCGAGGCAGACGCCCTATCCGTCGGCTTCGTGAACGACCAGTTCACCCGCAACGAGTACACGCTTCTGGCCGAGGGCGAGCACCTCATCACGGTCCAGCGCCCCAAGTCCTTCGTGTACTTGGCCGACGCCCTCAATCTGACGCCCGCCGCTGCCGCCGCTGCCATGGCCCGCACCAAGGCCAAGGCCTAATGACCCGCCTCGAGCCAAATACCAGGCTCCGCTGCTCGCTCGTCGAGCTCGATGAACTCGAGCTCGCGGGCGGGCCGTCCGCTGCCACCGTCAACTACGCATCCGATGGCTCCTCAGAGCCGTGGAGCGGTGGCAGGGTGGCCCTCAAGTCCTGCCCCGACCTGCTGACGGTCGAGTGGGAACTCAGCGGCGTGAAGGTCTCCGCCCAGCTCGACGTTGTGGCTTCGAGCTACTGCACCGTCGAGGACATCAAGGGCTACCGCTCAGACGTCTACGAGAACGACGTGCTGGTTGACGAGATTGTTATCGCCGCACGCTCCCGCGCCATCGAGACCATCGAACGCGAGGCTGGCCGCTTCCTGCAACCCGTCATGCGCGTCGGCGTGGTGGACCGCCCGAACTGCTCGAACATGAGCGTCCCGTTCGTGGATGGCCGCATGGCCACTGACATCATCGCCCCTGTGCGGGCCACTGGTCAGGACGGCAGCAACCTCACGGTTCGTAAGGCAACCGAGGTGTCGCTCGACGTCATCGGCGTCCCTGTCGGCGAGTTCGCCGAGGTGGCGCTCGTCATGGGCCTGAACCCGACGCCCTCCGAGATGAGGGACGCCGTGGTGGCCCTCGCGTCCTACTTCCTCGCCCCGAAGGCGGGTCCCGAGAACGCGTCGTCCATGAGCACCGAGGCGGGCGTGGTCAACTACGTCCTCGCAGGTGTCGGCGGTGCCGCGACCTCGCTTCCCGAGGTCAACGCGGTCATCTCCCGCTACGGCGTCAAGCGCCTGCTGGTCGGGTGATCCCGTGGTGTTCTCCGAGTGCATCAAGTACGTCGATGAGGTCGCCGAGAAGGCGCTCGCCGACTGCGATCCCAGGCCGTTCGTGAGCATCGGCGGCTCCACCACGGGAAAGCCCTTCGAGTTCATCGTCCGCGAGCTGCCCGAGTCCGTGAACATCGGCGACCGCTCGACGGCCACGACCATGGGCATGGGCGCGCGCGGATGCTACCGCGTCGAGTTCTCCATCGCCTGTCAGGCCTGGGCCAAGCGCAAGGGCGTGGACAAGGCGTCTGAGACGGTCCTCGGCTGGGCCGAGCGTTTCATCGCCGCCATCGCAGCCGACAGGACGCTCGGTGGCCTCGCCATCCATGCCGAGCCGTTCGTATCCCAGGGCGGCACCGCCTATGAGAACGACCGAGCCCTCTACCTGGCGGCAATCGACCTGGGCGTCCGCGTCAAGGCGGAGATAGACCCGCTAACCATCAACTAAGGAGATTCACATGTCCGTCAATCCCTCCATCGCGTTCGCGGCTGTCGCCTTGCAGACCGACCGTGACACCGCAGCCGAGACCCCCAAGTACCTGCACGGCCTGACTGGTGGCACCCCCTACGCCGTCTCCAAGAGCACCGCGTCCCGCGCCGTATCCTGCGGCAACCGCGCGGCCTCCAACGCCCGCGTCGAGTCCATCGAGGCCAACCCGACCGTGAACACGCTGTGCTACCCCGACGTGTTCCCGCTGTACCTCTACGCCGCCCTCGGCGCTATCAAGTCCAGCCCCGATTCAACCGCAGGCGCTGGCTACCACAAGCACGTCATCACCATGGGCGCCGACCTGCCGTACCTGACCCTGTGGGGCCAGCTCGACAAGGGCATCGGCAAGACGGTCGGCTGCCGCGTGGGCAACCTCCAGATCACCGCCTCCGGCAACGACTACCTCGACGCCGCGATCTCCCTCATGGGCATCGACTCCAAGTTCGGTCTCTCCGAGATCCCCGGCGCACTCAAGGCTTCCTGCTACGACGGGCAATTCATCACCACGGACTGCGAGTTCAAGCTCGACACCGCCAGCGCCGACCCGAAGGTCGCCCTCGTATCCGAGGCCTCCTTCACCATCGAGAACAACGCCGCAGCGCAGTCCTCGCTCGGTCGGGCCATGCCCCGCGACATCGGCATCGGCCAGCTGGCCGCTGGCGTGAGCGTCACCACCATCCCTGACGACTTCAAGCAGTTCCAGAAGATGCTCACCGGCTCGGAATCCGCAACCGACGTCTCCTCAAAGGTCGTCTTCGGTTCCGTGTACGCCAAGTTCGTCCTCGACTCCGACGCCAAGCAGTACATCGAGATCAAGTACGACCACGTTCCCTTCAGCGCCGAGTTCCCCGAGGCCGACCCCGAGGGTAACGAAGCCACGATCCAGTTCACCTGCGATTCCGCCATCGTCCGCGACGCGAAGTCCAGCCCCGTGACCATCACGGTCGTGAACAAGGTCGAGACGTACGACAGTGCCGCAGCCGCCGCCATGTTCGCCGCCGAGGCTCCCAAGGCATCCAAGTAGCAGACGTCCCCAGCGGATGGGAGGGCCCCCGAAAGGGGGTCTTTTTCATGCCGCGTCGGCGGGGGAGGGAGGGCCGATATTTCCCGCAGCGCAAACGGATGAAAGGAGCGCGCTGTGAAAAACGGAAAGTTCGTCTACTCCAAGCCCGGCAGCGATGAGGTCATCGGCGAGGTCGTCTACGCCAACGGTTTCACGATGCTCGCCCGCGTCGCCCTGAGCTCCAACGGAGTCAAGTACCCCGACTCCGCCACGGTGGCCTGCCTCGCTGGTCTCATCGCAGGCGAGGAGGCTGGTATCGAGGGCGTCGAGATCGGCAACCTGCACAAGGTCGATGAAATGAAGGTCGCCCGCGCCATGTGCAACATCGACATCGACCTCGTGACCGAAGACGATGACGAGGACGAGGAGGTATCCGAGGCCGACGCAAACCCTACGGATACCTCTGGCGAGAACTGCTAGCCCTGAGCAGGTACGGGGGCATTTCGGTGCCGGAGGTAATCGACATGGCCCTCGGCATGCCACGCCTGTTCTTGCAGATGGCATACGACGCCGAACTAGCGGCGTCACGCGAAAGGGATGCGGACGGAAAGCCCGAGTGGAGGAAGCCGGGAGAGACAGCCGTCCGAGCGCGCGACAGGCTCCGCGCGGAACGCGAGGAAGCAAAGAGGCGGTTAGGGGTCGGCTGACGTGTTCTCAATCCGCGTTCAGAACCTCGACAACGTGATAGCTGGACTCAGGGCCGTGGACTCCGAGATGGCGTCCGAGCTCAAGCGCGGCATCAAGGAGCTCGTGCGACCGACCTACGAGAAGGCGAAGGCGTACGCGGGCGGCCTGGGCGCTAACCCCACGGGCTCCTACGCAAAGTCGCTCGCCCTTCGCACCTACGCGAACGGCGTGAAGTTCGTCTCCACAGACCCAGGCGGCGGCGTCATCGAGTTCGCCAATCCGGGCGCAGTGATCCTCGAGGGCAAGCGTGCTGGCCGCAGGGCTGGCGTACCGCTCGGCAGCGCACCTCCGCGCGCCCTGCTTCGCGCGCTTCTCGAGGACGAGGAAGAAATCGTGCGCGAGGTTAGCGACCTCGTGCAGAAGACCTGCGACGAGGGGTTGTTGAGCCTTGGGTAAAGCATCAATCACAATCTCCGTAAGCTCCGTATTCAACGGCAACGGATTCGACAAGGCGATAGACGGAGCCACCAAGCTCGGCAACAAGCTGTCCCGCATGGAGAAGCTGACCGCCCAGAACGCCAACTCCATGACCTCGAACATCGCAAAGGCGGGCGCTCAGCTCGAAAAGCTCGGCTCCAAGATGGCGGACTCCGGCGACAAGCTCACAAAGAGCCTCACCGTGCCGATGGTCGCCGCTGGCGCTTACGCAGGCAAGATGGCGGTCGACTTCGACACCGCTCTCGCCAACGTCCGCAAGACCTCCGACCTCACGGAGGCGGAGCTTGACGATCTGGCGAAGTCGGCATTGGAGCTGTCCAAGACGCAGCCCGTGGACGCGCAGACCATCCTGAACATCGAGGCCCTGGGCGCGCAGCTCGGCATCAGCAACGGGAAGCTGGAGACGTTCGCCAAGACCGTCAGCGGCCTCGACATCGCCACCAACATGAACGCGGAGACCGCCGCCACCGAGATGGCGCGATTCGCAAACATCGTCGGCATGACCGAGGACAAGTTCAGCAACTACGGCTCGACCCTCGTCGCAATCGGCAACAACATGGCGACCACGGAGTCCGAGGTCTCGCAGATGGCTCAGCGCTTCGCGTCTGCTGGCGCGCAGGCGGGTCTCTCCGAGGCCCAGATTCTCGGCATGGCCGGTGCCATGAGCTCGCTCGGCATCAAGGCCGAGATGGGCGGCTCGGCGCTGTCCCAGATTTTCGTCAGCATCGGCAAATCCGTTGCGAACGGGGGGGCCGACCTCGACGCATTCGCAAAACGCGCCAACATGAGCGCGGACGAGTTCAGGAAGGCGTGGGGCGAGGACGCCGCAGGTGCGTTCAACGCTCTCATCGATGGCATCGGAAACGCCACCGCTGCCGGTGAGGACATGAACGTCATCATGGGCGAGCTGGGCTTCACCCAGATTCGCCAGTCCGACGTCATGCGCCGCCTCGCTGGCTCGACCGAGGCTGTCACTGGCAAGCAGAGCGTCCTCGCAGACGCCCTGAAGCTCTCCACCGAGGCGTGGGAGCAGAACACGGCGCTCCAAAACGAGGTCGACCAGCGCAACGAGTCCATGGCGTCTCGCCTTCAGGTGCTCAAGAACAAGATTGACGCCATCGCCATCACGGTCGGTCGCCCGCTCGTGGAGGCCGTCATCGACGCGCTCGATGCCTTCGACCCGCTCATTCAGGGCGTGGCGGACGCCGCCCAGGCATTTGCCGACATGGACGAGGCGGGGCAGCGCAACGCCATCATGCTCGCGGGGCTTGCCGCCGGTGCGGGACCGTTCCTGTCCGTCACCGGCAGGCTTGTCCAAGGCGTCGGTTCCGCGACGTCGAAGCTGGCCGTGTTCACCGACGCCATGCTGAACCTCGACGGCGCGAACCTGCGGACCTACGGAAGCTCCAAGTCGCTCGCATCCGCGATGGGCCTTGCCCAGAACGCCGCTGTGAAGGCCGCTGGCGGCGTCGATAACTACGTCAAGGCGTGGGACGGCATGGTAACCGCAGCAGACAAGGTCAAGAAGGCCGAGAAGGCCATGAACGACCTTCTTGAGGAGTGCGGCGGGACGCTTGATAACGCCACGAAGGCGCAGCTTCGCAGGGCGTCGGCGCTTGAGATTGATTACAACAAGGCCGAGGCGGCGTACAAGGCGAACGCGAAGCTCGTGACAGCTTTCGGCAACTCCACAAAGGAGGCCGAGAAGGCGGCAAAGGGAATCAAGAGCCTCAAACCGGCGCTCGATGACGTCAAAAGCGCATCGGTGAACAGCGCGACCGTCTTAGATGCGCACAACAAGAAACTTGAGGAGACCGCCGCCAAGGCGAAGGCTGCTGCAAAGGGCGCAGACGGATTTGGTGTTGCGCTCAAGGCCGTTGCGATGCAGCTCCCCAACATCATGCTCGCTACTGCGGTCGCTGCTTCTGTCGGCGTCCTCGCCGCAGCGTTCGCCAAGTGCGAGGAAAACGCGAGGAAGGCGGCGGAGCGTCAGGAGGCCCTGACCAAGGCCCAAACGACGTTCGCGGACGTGGCTGGCGGTGTCTCCGCTACTGCTGGCATGGTGTCAACCGCATACGATGACATTGCGAAAAGCGCGCGCGAATCCCTGAACGCAGTGGCGGAGATGAACTCGACTGCGACGGAAACCCTTACGCAGTTCGAGACCTCAAGCGCGTCTCTCGAACATTACGTCTCTGTTATCGAACAGCTTGGTGCGAAGGGTAGCCTCACCGCGACCGAGCAGGGCAAGCTGTCCATGGCCGTCGAGGGCTACAACAAGATCACCGGCGATTCCGTGACAATCACGGATGCCGCCAAGGGAGCCCTGAGCAAGAGTTCGGAGCAGATCAGTGACAACGCCCGCGCATGGGAGGAGAACGCCCGCGCGCAGGCGCTCCAATCTGTTGCACAGGGGTACATCGAGGCGCAGGTTCAGGCGGAGATTGAGCTTAAATCCGCGACCGATGCTTACAACAGGGCACTTGCTGAAAAAGAGCTTGCCTACCAGAGACTTCAATCTGCCGCTGCTGCGGGTAGGACCGCAACACAGGAGGAGCAGAAGGCATACGAGGACGCCTGCAACGCCGTTATCCAGATGAAGGGAGCGGTCGAGGAGGCGCAGGTCGGTGTCGATAGCGCATCGCAGTCGGCATCTGAAGCCATGGCTGCAATGGCGCTCAACTCCTCCAACCTCGCCGAGAGCGTCAAGAACGACATTGCCGCGCAGGAGCTCTGCTACCAGGATTTCGCAATCGCGGTTGCCACGAGCCTCCAGGAATCTGGACAGAGCGTCGGCACGTTCCAGGAGAACCTTGCTGCGCTCGGTGCCGACACCAGCAAGATGCGCCAAATTGGCTCTGCAAATTTTGACCAGCTCTGGAAGTCGTGCAACGGCGACGTCGGCCTGATGATCCAGAAGATCAACGAGTACAACGGCACCGACCTCAATAACAAGGACGCCGACGTGCAGGCCCACGGCAACGTCCCGAACGGCTCAGCCAAGCAAGCCACCGACGATGCCAAGAAGTCCATCAACAACCTCAAGGACAAAGAGGTGAAGGTCGAGGCCAAGGGCAACTTCGACTCGGCGCGTCACTCCATCTGGGACCTCGGCAACGCAATCGGAAACCTGTTCAGCAAGAACCTGAACATCAGCGCAAACGGTCTTCGCACAAAGCACGCCAGCGGAGGAATAGCCCTCCATGCGGCTGGCGGCATCGCAACCCGAGCCACCGACATCACGCGCCACATCGCTGGCGAGGCGGGTGCCGAGGCGATAGTCCCGCTCACCAACCGCCATTACGTTACGCCGTTCGCGCAGGTTGTGGCCCAGGAGACCGTCGCTGCCATGCGCGGCGGCAGCACTGCGCAGCGGGCAGGCAACACCTACGTGCTGAACATCAACGGTACTCAAATCCAGTCCATGACGCCCCGTGTCATGGAGGCAGTCGAGGTCATTTTCCACGAGAGAGAGCTAATGAACATGATGGGAGTCCGATAATGGCAGAGGCATGGGGCGGAAACGTCCGCAACTGGCGCGGAGGCGTGGCAGCGTGGGTGGTCTCTGAGACCTCCACGACGGCCACGATACGCGTAGTGGCGCGCTGGCAGTCGCTCGCATGGGGCTTCAACGTTCCGAACGGCAACACGGCCTGCGTAAGCTGCGATGGTCAATCCAGCGGATGGGTCGGCGTCGGCGGCGTGTACGCGGGCAGCGGCCAGACGATTACGAAGGACATGCTCGTCCGCGACTTCACCGTCGCCAAGCATTACGGCAGCGGAAGGAACGTTGGCTGCTACGGAGGCTTCCACCTCGGCGGGTATCAGGTCGGCGATTCCGGAGCAAACTGTAACGTCTGGATCGGCGGTAAGCCCTATTCCAAGCCGAAGACCCCGAAGGACTTCTCGGCATGGCTCGTAAACAACGGTGCTGCGGACATGAGCTGGCGCGGCGACTACACGGGCATGGACGGTGCCTATCCGTGGTCCAACGTGCATATCGACCGCAGGACCGACGAGGGCGGATGGCAGCGCGTAGTTGACCTTGGATGGGACGCTACTAGCTGGCGTGACGGCGGCATCGTCGCTGGGCACCGCTACGACTACCGCATCTGCGCTAGCGGACCAGGCGGTCAGTCTGATTGGGTTGAGTCTCCGCAGTACGTCTACACAACGCCGAGCGCACCGGGGAGCGTTCAGGCATCGCGCGCGAGTGACAGTCAGGCGAGGCTCACGTGGCAGAACACGGCGGAATCGGTCGTGAGCCGCAAGAACAACCTGGTCGAGCGTCGCGTAGACGAAGGCGGATGGGTGCAGATCGCAACCCTCGGCACTTCAACCACCAATTACACCGACAACGGCATCTCCGCGAACCACCGTTATCAGTACCGCGTGAGGGCATACAACGGCCAGTATTCCAGCTATTCGACTTCCGGCTACATCTACACCACGCCCGCCGCCCCGAAGTCCGTCAGGCTCGGCCAGATCGGCGGAACCAAGGTCAGGATCACCGTCGAGAGCGGCAGCAGGTATGCCGAGGACTTCCGCTATCAGGTCTCCGTGAACGACGGCCCGTGGAGCAACGAGGCCGTCATGGGCGCGTCCGTAGACGTAGACGCTGGCGGCGGCGCTGTCAAGGCAAGAGTGAGGTCGCGCAGGGGCAACCTGTACTCCGCCTACACCTACTCGGGCAGCGTGACCACCATCGTCCCGCCGAACGCTCCGACGCTCGGCGAGTTCGCAAGCGTGTACGCTCTCCCCGCCACGGTAATGGTCGAGTGGACCAGGAGCCACCCTGACGGCACCGACCAGACCGCCGCCCAGGTCGAGGTGACAGACCCTGCTGGCGGTGTCACGACAGTTGACGTCGGAACGGCACCGCGCGCTGACATCAAGCTCGACAAGGAGGGCGAGTACCGCGTGCGCGCTCGCACCAAGGGCCTCGACCAATCATGGGGCGCATGGTCGCCGCAGAGCTCGATCCACGCGGAGAACAGGCCGCAGGCGTTCTTCACAACCCCGTCCGTCGATGGCGTGGTGGTGCAGGGCGTCCCGTTCACGGTTGAGTGGGACATCGAAACATCATCGGGCGTGAGCTCGCAGGAGATAAGGCTGCTGTCCGCCTCGGGCGACGTGCTCCACTCGGCGACGCTCGCGGTGTCGGCCCGATCGTACACCTTCTCGGTAGACACCTACCTGCCGCAGACCCTCAAGGACTACACCATCTCGCTCGTCGCGCTCGACGGCTACTCCCTCTCCGCTGAGGCCCGACGCCGCGTCAGGACCGACTACGCCGAGCCCGCCATCCCTCACATCGACGTGGTGAACGATCCGAGCGACATGTCGGCGCACGTCAGGGTTCTCCAGGGCGAGGCTGGCTGGGTCATGGGGCCGAACGGGTTCCTCGTCAGCCCAGAGTACTGGGACGGCTCGCGTGACAACATCCCGGTCAGCGCCGGATTCAAGAACACGGGCAACCCGAACGTTGCTGGAATCGGCACCGTCGTGCCGACCGTGCGGCTTTCGGTGGCGCGCCTACTCGAAGACGGCTCGCAGGAGATGTTGAGCGACGATCTTCCGAGCGGCCACGAGGTCATCGACCGCCTACCGCCGCTGAACGTGGATTACACGTACCTCGTAACGGCCTACAGCGCAGCAGGCACCGCCACCACGGCTGAGATTACCGCGCACGTCGATTCTGACGGCTTCGAGGCGTTCAACTTCGGCGTTGACGCTGGCAGGGCGCTGCTGCTCGGCCTGGATGCCGATGCAAGCGTCTCCACATCGCTCGGCGGCGAGTGGTTCGAGTTCATCGACGGTTCCGGTTTCGCCTCGCTTCCAGCGTTCTACCCGGACGGCAGCATGAGCGCGAGCGGTTCGCACTCCTACATCGTGACAACGGCGGACGACTACAGGGAGATCGACGCCATCAGGCGCGACCGCTCCAACGCCGTCTGCTGGTTCCGCGACCACTGGGGAGGTCGTCACCGCGTAAAGGCCGACTGGACGCTCGGATACTCCGCAAAGAACTATGCGGCTTGGAACGTGAGCGCCTCGCTCACCGAGGCAATGTGGGAGGGGCCGCGCAATGGCTAGGTGGAGCGAGAGGTTCACGAACACGAGCTACCGCTTCATGCGCGTGGACCGTAAGACGGGGCTCGAGACCGCAGTCCTCAACGCCTTCAAGGGCGGAGTGGTCACGAGGAACGACGACACCCGCATCAAGGAGAGCGCCGAGTTCCCCATGGTCGGAGAGGTAGATTTCGGCCCAGACCTAGTGAGGGTCTACATGACCGTTGAATGGGCGGGAGGGGAGACCGAGGAGGTCGTGCTCGGCACCTTCCTCCCCGTTGTCCCTGGGCGTTCCATCAGGGCGGGGTACTCGACGGCTAGCGTCCGCATGTACGGTCGTCTGCAAGAGCTGCTTGACGACCGATTCTCTGCCCCCGTGACAGTCTCCAAGGGAGAGAACGCGGTTGCGGTGGCGAAGCGCGTGTGCGAGGGGTGCGGCCTAACGGTCGTCGCTGAGCCTAGCGACTACACAGTCACGGACACCAGGGCTTACGGCATCGGCGCGGAGCAGAACAACTCTGAAATAGGCGATACGAAGCTCGACATGGTGAACGACCTGCTCGACCTCGCAGGGTTCCGCGCGGCGTTCACCGACCCGATGGGCCGAGTCGTCTTCGAGAAGTACCGCGACCCCGGCGAGATCGCGCCATCCTGGTCGTTCTCCCAGGGCGACCCCAACGTTAGGTTGGACCCAGCTATCGAGGAGGAGCGCGACTACACGAATGCGGCCAACCACGTGGTCGTCATTTACGGGCCCGACGAGAACGGCAAGGTAATCGCGTCGGAGGCCTGGGACCGCAGCCCAGACAGCCCGCTTTCGACGGTGAGGCGCGGCAGGACCATCACGCGCGGCTATTCGTACATGGACCTTCCTCCAGGAAAGAACGATGGCGAGATGCAGTCCTATGCGGACAAGCGCGCCAAGACCCTGCTGTCCACGGCACAGTCGGTCATCTGGCGTCTCAGCTTACGGCATCCGTACATCCCCGTGAAGGTGAACGACACAGTTGACATCTCGTACGAGGCCGGAGGCGTCCAAGGAAGATTCCAGGTCAGGGCGCAGACGTTGACGCTCGGCGGCGGTTGCGCCGTCGATTCGGAGGTGCGCGTGTTCAGGAGGAGGTCGTAAATGAGCGAAATCAGCCCGAGGGAGCTAGCGGCGTTCAGGGAGATGGGCCGTAGGAGCGCGCTGTCTGACATGCGGTCCCGCCAGGACGCGGCGTTCAGGCGCGACCGCATGGTCGTAAAGGCCGTCCATGGAGGAACGGTCGATGTTGACGGAGGCTCGTCGGCTATCCCGATGAGGCTAAACGGCGTTCCCATGACGACGGCTTGCGCAGGCGTGCGCGTCGGCGACGTCGTGGTCGTCGATACCTACATGCACAAGCCGCTGGCGATAGGGGTGCTTGCCAGGTAGCGGGGGAACCCGGCAATACCATTCGCTCACAACGAGATTGGAGCATTTGATGGCAGGTTCTGAAGACAAGTTCCTCGTGCGCGCGCCATCGGACGTGACGTTCGACGGCGAGGTCTGGGGCATCGAGGTCAACCAGAGCGACGGCGGAAAACAGACGTACATGATCGCGGGTGCGGACGGCAAGGCCGAGGCGGCTCGCGTCGCCAACGAGAATGCGCGCAAGGAGTCTGAGCTAGAGCGCGGCACTAACGAGGCAATCCGCCAATCAAATGAGGCTGAGCGCGCAGCCAAGGACGCCGAGCGCGACGCCGCAACAAAGGCCGCGAACACCGCCGCGCTCTCCGCGTCGTCTGCCGCGCAGTCCGCGAACGCCAACGCCGCAAACGCGAACGCGCAGGCGAACGCGGCCAAAGCGGCGGCGGCCCAGGCCAACGCCGCAGCGCGCCTGACCAAGCCCTACTTCATCCAGCAGTCCGAGCCGCCCTACGCCGACCGCGTGGACGGCGGCATGTGGGTGGAGACGGCGGGCACGGCGGTCAGGAGCATCAACCGCTGGGACTCCGCCAAGCAGGGCGCGGCGCTGTACCCGTCCGCGACGACCTACCCGCAATCCACGACGTTCCCCGCCCCCACGGGCGAGTGGAGCAAGTTCACCGTCTAGACAGGAGACCGAAAATGGCAGAAGAGACCATCACCGCGCAGACCCCCGAGATCGACCACGGCACGGCCGTCGTGCCAGAGGGACCTGGCGTCATGGACGTGCCGACGATTATCCCGGAGATCGAGCACGCATCCTCCGTCCTAGCCACAGACGTGAGCTTCGCCAAGAAGACGTGGAGGGACGGCGAGGTCGGCGCGACCCCCATCACCGCCGCCGAGCTGAACCGATTGGAGCAGGGCGTGTCCGACCTCACTGCGGCTGTGAACGCGCTCCGGGATTCCGTATCCCA